AAACGCTTGTTGAACCCAAGATACTGAATTCGTTTCTGTTTGGGATGGCGTGTCTGAGGATCTTGGGTTCAACAAGCGTTTGGCCGAAGAATTGAGTGAAGACGAGCAGTTAAAAATAGAAGAAGGGTATCATGAAGATAGTTTCTCCTTTCTTGAAGAAATAGGCTATGACTCTGCTGATACGATTGTCACGATGCATGGTGAGATTAATATTGCAGAATTTAAAGGATATGATTCATAATGCATTTTTACACCCATGCGCATGTGCGCGGAGATCAGATATGCGTTCGTGGCTATAAGAACGGCGCGAGGTTTTCGGATCGGTTCGATTACAACCCAACTCTGTTTATCCCTTCACGCGACGAATCAGAATATCGAACTCTCAATGGCGATTTTGTAGAGCCTGTTAAAATGGGTTCAATACGCGAAGCCAGAGCGTTCGGTCAAAAGTATGAAGGTATTGACAACTTCAAAATCTACGGTTCTACTAAATGGGCGTATACATACCTGAATGAACATTTTGGTAATGATTATGACGTTGATAACATTTGTGTCGCCAATATAGATATTGAGGTTGGGTCTGAGGACGGATTCCCTGCTCCCGAAAGAGCCGATCAGCCTGTGACTGCTATTTGTGTTTCTCATATGAAGGAAGGTAAAAAGTTCTACTGGGTTGTTGGCGTTGGTGAATATGAGGTCAAACGACCGGATGTACACTATATTGATGCGAAGGACGAGTTGCGCCTGTTGTCAATATTCTTGAACTTCTGGTCTAATCTTGATCCCGATATTGTGACCGGCTGGAACGTTGATGGATTTGATATTCCGTATCTTGTCAACCGCATAACCAAATTACTCGGCGAGAAGGAATGTAAGAGGCTCTCACCGTTCGGTTGGATCAAAGAGCGCGAGATAACCAAGTTTAATCGTACTGAAATTGTTTATGAATTGACTGGTATCGCGACTCTCGATTACTTGCAGTTGTACAAGAAGTTTACATACTCACAACAGGCATCATATAGGCTTGATCATATTGCCTTTGTTGAGCTTGGCGAGCGAAAGCTGGATTATACAGAAGAAGGTAATTTGAACCAACTTCATAAACTTGACTATCAGAAGTTTATCGACTATAATATAAAAGACGTTGAGTTGATTGATCAGCTTGACGATAAGATGAAGTTGATTGAGATGGTCTTGGCTATCGCATATGACGCCAAGGTGAATTACAACGATACATTTACTCAGGTATCAATGTGGGATACACTAATCCATAATTATCTGATGAAGAAGAAAGTAGTGGTTCCGCCAAGGGAAACTAAGTTTAAGGAAACACAGTTTGCTGGCGCTTATGTAAAAGAACCGCAAGTTGGTATGCATGACTGGGTGATGAGTTTTGATTTGAATTCACTTTATCCTCACTTGATGATGCAGTATAATATATCTCCAGAAACGCTTGTTGAGGATGATTTGTCTACCGTTACGGTTGACGATATTATTGACCGAAAGATTGACACGCATGGAAAGTATGCAATGGCGGCAAACGGCAGATATTTTAGAAAAGACAGGCAAGGATTCTTGCCTGAGATGATGGAAAATATGTATGATGAGCGGAAAGGCTACAAGAAGCAAATGCTTGAGTCCGAAGCAGAACTTGAATTAATAAACAAAAGGTTAGCAACATTATGAAGAAAGGTGACGTAGTATCGCTGGTTACATTGACTGGTGAATTTATTGGTAAATTTGAAGATCGTAGTCCAACTGGCGTTGTGATTAAAGATCCACGAATGTTGGTACAGGGTCAAGATGGCGGTATGGGTTTTGCTTATGGTGTCTGTCAAACTGGCGTGAAAGACGTTGCTGAGATTGAATTCTTCAGCGCTGGCGTTGTGTTTATGACGCCGACAAACACTGAGATTGAGAAAGCATACCGTACAGCGGTGAGTGGGCTAATCCTATAATGATAGAAAATATGAGTAAAGCTGAACTGCTTGCACGCAAGAAGCAGGTGATAAAAGATATAAGCAAGTACAAGAACCTTCAGCTTGCCAAAAAGGTTCAGCTGAACTCAGCATACGGTGCAACAGGGTCGAAGTATTTCCGATATTTTGATCTACGTTGCGCCGAAGCTATCACGCTATCTGGACAATTATCCATTAAGTGGATTGAGAGGAGAGTTAATGAATACCTTAATAAGTTACTTGAAACATCCGAAGCTGACTACGTTATTGCATCAGATACGGATTCGATCTATGTCAACTTCAATGCACTTGTACGCAAATGCTTTAAAGAGGGAAGTGACCCTGTCAAAATCGTCAATTTCTTGGACAAAGTTGCAAATGAGAAGTTGGAACCTTTTATTGATAAGAGTTATGCGGAACTGGCACGACTGACAAATGCGTACGATCAAAAGATGTTTATGAAGCGTGAGGTAATTGCTGACAAAGCTATCTGGACAGCAAAGAAACGCTATATGATGAATGTCTACGATAATGAAGGCGTTCGTTACGCAAAGCCCAAGCTGAAGATGATGGGCATTGAAACTGTGAAGTCGTCGACTCCTCAGCCATGTCGTGACGCTATGTCCGAAGCAATTGACTTGATCATGAATTCTGACGAGGATAATGTACAGCAGTTTATCTCTAATTTTAGATCGAAGTTTGAGAAGATGCCGTTCGAAGATATTGCGTTCCCCAGATCCGTATCCGATTTCGGGAAGTATGACCTTGGCGGGAAAGAGCTTGAGGTTCCTAAAAGCACACCGATTCATGTTCGAGGCGGGTTGGTTTACAATAACTTACTCAAAAAGCATGAGCTGACCAAAGAGCATGAGCTGATAAAGGACGGAGAAAAGATCAAGTTTTGTTACCTAAATAAACCTAATCCTGCTCATAACAGCAATGTGGTGAGCGTCATGCACGCTCTGCCTAAAGAGTTTGGTCTGAGTGCATACATAGATTATGAGACGCAATTCAGTAAAGCGTTTCTTGATCCACTAACGGTTATTTTGGAGTCTGTCGGCTGGAGCCATGAAAAGAAATCCAGTCTCGAAGACTTCTTCGGATAGGAGTAAGAAAGATGAGTGATTTTGATTTTGGCTTCACAGCCGTAACTGAAGACGAACTTGACGTTGTACAGAAAGCCAGTACTGCTGCCAAAACTGCGGCAGATGAAGTAGATAGCTGGGAAGCTAAATGTGCTGATTTGTACAATACGTTCCAGCCACTGCTAACGAACTTGGCCAAGAACCCTGAAAAAGATTACATCCTTTGGCCAAACCGACTGGCTAAAATTGAAGAGTTTAGCGACTTAATTAATAAAATATACAAAAGTTAAATAGGGTACTATAGTAGATATTACTTGACTTTTGATATAGTTTATTATATAATAGTATATTACATAATGAGAGGTTTATAATGAGTTTTTTGACTGACATGGTGAAGGGTATTGATAACACTTCACTTCTGGCTGATGGTGGTAATAGTTCTGAGTTCTCAGGTTCTATTGACACTGGGTCTTATATTTTAAATGCTGCCATTTCTGGTAGTATCTACGGCGGCGTGCCGAACAACAAGATTAGCGCCTTTGCAGGTGAGTCTGCTACTGGTAAGACGTTCTTTGTACTTGGGGTGCTCAAGCAGTTCCTTGAAGATAACAAAGACGGCGGCGTTATCTACTTTGATACAGAAGCTGCGGTTACAAAGCAGATGATGGATGATCGTGGTATTGATACGAAGCGTGTGATTATTTCTGAGCCGTCTTCGATTGAAGAGTTCCGAACCAACGCCACTCGTATCTTGACTACATATATTGATCAGGGTAAAGATGCTCCCCCGATGATGATGGTACTCGATTCTTTGGGTATGCTGTCGTCGGCTAAAGAGCTGGCTGATACTGAAGCTGGTAGTGAGAAGCGTGATATGACCAAGTCGCAGTTGCTGCGCGGTACATTCCGAGTTCTTTCTTTGAAGTTGGCCAAAGCTAATGTCCCGCTTCTAGTTACCAACCACGTCTATGATGTAATCGGTGCGTATATTCCTACCAAAGAAATATCTGGCGGAGCTGGGCTGAAATATGCTGCGTCTTCGATCGCTATGCTTGGTAAGAAGAAAGATAAAGACGGCACAGATGTGGTCGGTAATATCATCAAAGTGACCATGCACAAGTCTCGCTTCACCAAAGAACAGAAAAAGGTTGAAGTGAAACTATCGTATGATACTGGTCTTGACCGCTATTATGGTTTGCTTGACCTTGCTGAGAAGTATGATATTATCAAGAAAGTGTCGACCCGATATGAGCTGCCCGATGGTCGCAAAGTATTCGGCAAAGCAATTAATAATAATCCGACTGAATATTTTACTGATGACATTATGGCACAGCTTGAAGTTGCTGCTAATAAAGAATTCAAGTATGGTCAGGTCGGGGTAGATGAAACCGTTGAAGAGGATGAAGAAAGTGGCAGTTAAATATGAGCTGATTGAACACCCTGATTCGTATCACACAGACCATTGGTCTATCAAAATCTTGGAAGGCGAGTTAGAGGGACTTGCTTTTCAATATGATACGGTGAAGGTAGAAGAGACTGAGAACGGTGAAGCCGTCCTCAATTTTGAAGTTATGTATGTGGAAGGCGGCGAAGCTGTCGATACTGAAGACGAAGTTACTTCTAGCATACTTGGCGACATACTCGTAGATATAATTGAAACAAACATGAGAGAGATGACTGAAAATGGCGACGGAAACACTGATACTGAGGCACCTGCTGAATGATGAGATTTATGCGCGGAGAACATTACCGTATCTAAAATCTGATTATTTTGCTGATCGAGTTGAAAAGACTGTATATTTACAGATTGATGCATTCGTTCAGAAGTATAATACGCTCCCGACTAAGGAAGCATTGACTATTGAACTCGACAGTGTTGGTAATTTGTCAGACAAAGAGTTCAGCGATTGTGGTGAATACATCGCTGGACTCTCCGTTGAACAGAAAGAAGATCAAGACTGGTTGATAACCACCACCGAAAAGTTTTGTCAAGAAAAGGCGGTTTATAACGCAATTATGGAGAGCATCAGTATTATTGATGCGGACTCTAAAGAAGACAGAGATAAGGGATCAATTCCTGAGTTACTGTCTGATGCGTTGGCTGTTTCCTTTGACCCGAATATTGGTCATGACTTTCTTGATGATGCTGATTCTAGATATGACTTCTATCACCGTAAAGAAGAGCGTGTTCCGTTTGATCTTGAGTATATGAATAAGATCACACAAGGCGGTTTGCCTCGCAAGTCTTTGAACGTATTGATGGCAGGCACCGGTGCTGGTAAATCGTTGGCTATGTGTCATATGGCTTCTGCCAACATGATGGACGGCAAAAACGTTTTGTACATTACTATGGAGATGGCTGAAGAGAAAATCTCTGAGCGCATTGACGCTAATCTACTTAACACCAATCTTGATGATCTGAAGCACTTGACCAAAGAGAAGTATGATAAGAAGATTGCGCGTGTTAGAGGTAAGACCACGGGCAAACTGATTGTTAAGGAATATCCGACCGCATCTGCTGGTACTGGGCATTTCCGCCACCTTCTCAATGAGTTGAAGTTGAAGAAGTCGTTTGTCCCTGATATTATCTATATCGACTATTTGAATATTTGTATGTCGTCTAGGCTTCGCACTGGCGGTAATCATAATTCTTATACATTGATCAAAGCTATTGCTGAAGAGATTCGCGGTCTTGCGGTTGAGCAAAACCTACCTGTTGTTACTGCGACTCAGACAACTCGAAGCGGTTACGGAAGCAGCGATATTGATTTGACCGATACTTCTGAATCGTTTGGTCTACCGGCTACAGCTGACTTTATGGCGGCATTGATTGTGACCGAAGAACTTGATGAGATCAATCAGATAATGATCAAGCAGTTGAAGAATCGTTATGGTGACCCTGGGACGTACAAAAGGTTCATGGTTGGCATTGACCGAGCTAAGATGCGCTTGTATGACGTTGAACAGACCGCTCAAGAAGACGTTACCGATACTGGTCCAGTGTTCGACAATACTTCATATGGTAAGCGAATGAAGGAAGATGATTCAATGCAGTGGATGACAAAGAAAGCCGGAAGAAAGGATTTCGGCGGCTTTAAAATGTGAGACAGCGATGCGTGGGTTAGTTTCTCTCTCACTCTCTCTCAGACCCGCGTATCGTTCCGGACCCGAGTAAGTCTAAAAACTGCTCTTTTCTACTTGCTTTTTATTATAAATAACGTTATAATTAAAGTTAATTGCTAGGATTAATAATGTACGAGTTTAAAGAATATTTGACAGAAGCTACAAAACAATGGCTGGGGTTTGAACACCTGCCTTCTAGCATGAACCCAGAATTAAAGCGGTTCTTCAAAAGATTACAAAAAGTGGCTGATGCTGATTCGATCTACATTGAACCAAAGTACGATTTCAAAAAGGCTAAGAATCAGCTAGTCATCAAAGTTACAGATAAGCCAGCCATATCAAAGATGGTTGCGCATAAAGATTTAATTGGTTATGGGTTCTCACCTTCTGGCGACAAGTATGTTTCCTCAAAGTTAGTGAATGTTGCGCTGACCCCATCGGGCGGCATTCGCGGAACTGGGAAACTCCCTCGCAAGGGTGAAAAAGTCTCTAATCCCTCGACACCTGAGCAAGAAGCAGGAACTATCGCATACTTTCAAGGTGCGTTCAAAGGCAAGAAACCGTCATTAAAACAAGTTTCCGAAAAGGTTGGCTATAATTTTAGTCCGGAATGGATGCATAACTTTGAACAACAATACACTGCATTCGCTAAGAATCTTGGCGTACTGCCAAAGCATAAAATCTACCTAGATTCGGATAAGAATGATTCTAATATCTTGTTCAATCTGGCTAAGAAGTTTGGTCTGAAGGATTTGAAGGATAACTGGAACCCTGCTGATATTTGGATTATGTCATTGAACAGGAGCCAAATAATAAAGCAGACAAAAGACGTTACAAGCCTGCTAGAATTCAACGCATGGTTATCTGATAAATATGAAAGTAAGGAAATTATTGGCGTTTCGTTGAAGAAGATCTCGAAGGGCAAGGCTGCTAAATTTAAGACTGTTTCAACTCTTGATCTACCTGACGTAGACGTAAAGGTGAGTCGAGTATTATTTGACCCATTCCAAAAGAACTTTATTCTAGAGACTGACGGTAATATCAAAGGCTTCAATATTCGCGTCGGATATAAGGCGGCAACTGTATCCAAGGATTCTGATATCAGAATTTATTTGGAAGGAAGGCAGAAAGGTTCTATGGTTCAACTTGGCGCAGTATCGTCACAGCTGTTCCCGACACTAGCGTCCGACAATGGGTACAATATTCCTTCTGATAAAAAGAAGATTCTAGACGACCCGATAAAGTATTTGAACACAACACTACCGCGATTGTTGAAAAATTCTGCGGTTGTTGATAAAGTGTCGCCTTTTCCGACTTCAGAAATACAAGTAAAGGCTGGGGCATTCCTAACGTATTATCTTGAAATATTGTTAGAGAGCAACCCTGATATCTTGAAGAGCTGTTATTATTCAAGCACTAAAACAAACGACTTTTCGTCGATTCACTGTAAATTATTTTAGGAATAGGAATGCAATCGTTTAAAGAACATACTGAAACATTAATGGAGGGCGTGAACGACCCTTCTATTTTTAAGGCTGTATTTTTAGCAGGTGGTCCAGGATCCGGCAAATCGTTTGTTGTGGGCAAGACCGCACTGCAAGCATTGGGATTCAAGCTAATCAACTCTGACGATGCGTTCGAAGCTGGTCTTAAGAAAGCGGGATTGACTACTTCTCCCGAAGATATTGCTTCAGCTCAAGGTCAAGAGATCCGTTCTGGCGCAAAGGCGCTGACTGGTAGAAAGATGAAGCTGGCTCTTGATGGTCGTCTTGGATTAGTTATTGACGGAACTGGTAAAGACTACGCTAAAATCAAAAAACAAGTTGACGAACTGCGCTCATTAGGTTATGCTGTTAAGATGGTATTCGTTAATACGGATTTAGAAACTGCTCTCGAACGAAACAAAAAACGTTCCAGGTCTGTGCCTGAGGAGATGGTAACAAAAATGTGGAAAGAAGTACAGAAGAACATTGGTAAGTTCCAAGGTCTTTTCCGCAACCGTTTGATTATTGTCGATAATTCTGAGGAATCGGATATTGAGCGTTCAACCCTAGAAGCATATAAAGATATTAAAAAATGGGCAGCCAAGAAGCCGGAAAATGGCATTGCTGTCAAATGGATTAAAGGACAAAAGGCTAAGAAATGAAGACTTTCGGCGAATACATAACTGAAAAGAAAATCAAATGGAAGAAAGTTCCAGATGGTTTTGGTCCTGGCAATAAAAGAGTATTCAAGCACGTTTCCTCGGACGGCAAGTACGAGATTCGTTTATCTGGTATGGATTCTATGAAGTTCAATAAAGACGGTACTCAGAAAGTATTGCCTACATTGTTCGATAATACCAAAGCGGGGGGAGATAAGCCTCGCCATCCGGTTACGGGATACAAGAACGTTGGCGTTGCTAAGAAGAACGCCCAAGACTGGCACGATGAGCATTATCATGAAAAGTCTTAATTCATTCTTAATTGAACAAAAAAATACGCACATGACGCATCTAGAGGATGCTGTACTTTATGGAGGTGTAACTGGTGCGAGACAAGCTATTAATTTGCTTAGATCTATGCGTGACATGCTGTCTGGTCATTCTAGTCGCGGCGTTTCTACTACTGTTAAGTGGGATGGCGCTCCTGCTATCTTTGCTGGGCAGGATCCGAGGGATGGTCAGTTCTTCGTCGCAAAGAAAGGAGTGTTCAACAAGAACCCCAAAATCTATAAAACTGCTGATGAAGTAGATGCTGACACTAGCGGTGATCTGGCGACTAAACTCAAACTGGCTCTGAAACATTTACCTGATCTTGGTATTACTGGTGTGATCCAAGGCGACTTCTTGTTCAGCAAGAGCGATCTGAAGAGCGAAACCATAGACGGCGAAAAGGTTACTACGTTCCACCCCAACACAATCGTATACTCTGTTCCTACTAAATCGCAAATGGGTAAGGCGATCCGCTCAGCTAAGATCGGTATTGTCTGGCATACTGTATATTCCGGTACATCGTTCGAGACTATGAAAGCATCGTTCGGTCAAAAGATATCTGATAAGCTGAAGCCGTCATCTAAAGTTTGGTTTGTTGACCCTGAGTTTACTGATGTTTCTGGTAAGGCGACATTTACTGATAAAGAAAACAAAGAAGTGACCAAATATATCAGCAATGCTGGTAAACTATTCAAAAAGTTAGACGCTAAGACTATGAATGCCATCTCTGATAGCCCAGAGCTGGTTCGTCAAGTCACGGTCCATTTTAACACTAAAGTGCGTTCAGGCGAAAAGGTAACAAACGTCAAGTCTCATGTTCGTGATCTTGTTAATCATATTACTGGGTTCTATTCAAAAGAAGAAGACAAGCGCAAGACTCCGAAAGGTAAGAAAGTTCAGACTGATAAGCGTGACGAAATACTCAAGTTCTTTTCTAACGCTAACGTCAAAAATCTTGAAATCATATTCCTGATGATGAATGAGTTGATCGACGCTAAAGAGATGATCATTGATAAAATGGATCAAGCGAGTAATATTGACACACTACTGCGTACCAAAGATGGATTCCAAGTAACTGCTCCGGAAGGTTACGTTGCTATTGATAATGACGGCAGTGCACTCAAGCTAGTGAATAGAATGCAATTTAGCCATGCCAACTTCTCCGACAAGTTCGTGAAAGGTTGGAGTTGAGTTTTTTATAAATAGATAATTAAAATAAACACGTTAAGCCCAAGGGAAACACGTCAATGAAAAAAGTAGTATTTACTTTTGGCAGGATGAACCCGCCAACAGTCGGACACCAAAAGCTAGTCGATAAGATCATTTCCACTGCTAAAAAAGAAAAGGCTGATGCTAAAGTCTTTCTTTCTCATACCCAGAATAATAAGAAGGATCCTCTCAACTATGCTGAGAAGATTCGTTTTGCCCGCAAATCATTCGGCAAAATCATTCAACAATCAAATTCTAAAACAATCATTCAAATCCTCCAAGAACTTCAGAAGACGTACACCGATATTATCCTTGTTGTTGGATCTGACCGTGTAAAAGAGTTCGACGGACTACTGAACAAGTATAACGGCAAGGCGTTTCAGTTTGACTCGATTGACGTTCGTTCAGCTGGTGCGCGTGACCCTGATGCGGTTGGTGTTGAGGGCATGTCTGCATCGAAGCTAAGAGCGTTGGCTATCCAAGGCGACTTTGATATATTTAAGACTGGTCTGCCTAAGAAGTTGAAAGACTCAGATGCTCAAGATATTTACGACATTATCCGAAGCGTCATCAAAGAAGACATGGACGAAGCTCGCAAGCCGTTGTCAATATCTCAGCGCAAAGCTATCGGGCGTCGAATGAAGAAGCTGGCTCCAAAGCTACAGCGGATTAAGAAGCAAAAAGAAAAGAAGATGGCTGGCGGAGACGTTATCAAGAAGCGTGCTCAAAAAGCAGCTATCGCCCTAGTGCGAAAGAAGGTAGCAGGGAAGAAGGGGCTTGACTATAATAAACTCCCTCCAAGCGATAAGATGAACATAGATAAGCTGGTCGCCAAGAAGTCAGGGGTGGTTAAAAAGTTGGCTAAGAAGCTGATTCCCGTTACTCGAAAGAAAGAAGTGGCGCGACTGAAGGCGTTACGTGGTTCTCAGAAAGACGAGAGTTATGATGCTTTATTTGAATCAGTCATTCTTGAGCGTGAAGATTCAGACATAAAGGATAGAAAGGGTTCTCAGCCTGCTAAGTACCATAGCGGTTTGGCCAAGTCTACTAAACAAAAGCGCGATTCAGAGTTTAAGAAAGCTGCCGAAAAAGACTCCGGCGATGCTAGTGCATATCCTGATAAACACGTTGGCGATTCTGATGCTAAGACTAAAACGTCTAAGCATACTAAGAAGTTCCGTGCGATGTTCGGCGAAGGCGAAGTTGATGACGCCAAAGAAAAGATAGAACGCGAGAAAGCCGCAGATGCGCAGAAGTACGACCGTATGATGGATCGTGCTAGAATGCAGGATACCAAAGCTAAGAATAAAGAGAAAAACGAAGAAGTTAATCTTACAGAAAATGCTAAAGCAGCATTGATGAAGAAAGCTGATAAAACTGGTATCTCATACAGTATCTTGAAGAAAGTGTATGACCGAGGCATGGCCGCTTGGCGTACTGGTCACCGTCCAGGTGCCACTCAACAACAGTGGGCATTTGCTCGAGTTAATAGTTTTGCTACAAAAGGAAAGGGTACTTGGGGCAAGGCTGATAAAGACTTGGCTGACAAGGTTCGGGGCGAATCAGTAAACGAAAGCGTTGAAGAGTCTAAGATGGGCGATGATATTGATACATTGAAGTCTAAAACTGTTCAGAAGAAGCGTTATTCAACTGCCGCTAAGATCTTGAAGGACATTATCAAGAAGAAAAAGAAGGAAGCCGCATCAAAAGGTGTTCCGGTTCGCCATGGTAAGGAATACTATGCTGGCGTTGTGGCGAAGCAATACAATGTAAACCCTAGAGTTTTGCGCGTAATGGCTGAAGAATTAATTCTCGCCGAAGATCTAGAACAAGGCGGCGCTGGCGAAGAGGGTACTGATGCTCTGGTGAAGAAGTATAAGAAAGATACTCCTTGCGAATGTACAGATATGTACGATGAATTGGTAGTAGAAGAATCAGAATATCAAGGGCGGAAGGTTGACCTAAATAATCCATTCAGGTTGCCTACGGGATCAAAAAAGAAGTTCGGAGTATATGTTAAGAATGATAAGGGTAATGTTATCAAGGTGACATTCGGAGATCCCAATATGGAGATCAAACGCGATGACCCAAAGAGACTTGCTTCATTCCGAGCTAGACATGATTGCGATAATAAGAAAGATAAAACTAAAGCGGGTTTTTGGAGTTGTTTTCAATGGCGCGCAGGATCAAAAGTTGACGACTAACAAAAAATTAAAGGATAAAGGATAAACAATGAACAGTCTAATGAATGTCATCCGTGAGATGAGTGTTGTAAAAGAAACGGTTGACCTTGACGAGTCAACTAAAGAGTATGCTGCGTCACTAGAAAAGATGGCTAGTGACAAAAAGCTAAAGAATATCTCGAAGAAAGATCGTGACGTTCTGGCTAAAATAGCTGATATGATGAAGAACGCCAACGAAGAAATTGATCTTGACGAAGACGCATTAAATGAAGCTATCGACTCTATCGAGTTGGAAGAAGACGAAGCTCTTGACGAAAATGTAGGCAAGAAAGTCTACGAAAAGAAAGCCGGTAAGAGTAGAGTACAAGTCTTCAAGTATTCAAACGGCGCAATGTTTGCATTCTTCACTTCTAAAGGGTTCGGCGAAACTAATGTTTCAATCAAGAAGCTGGATAAGAAAGTTATTGATGCTGCTGTTAAGCACTTTGACGATAACAAAGGTTTGCTTGGTTCTAGCCTAGATTCAATTTATGAAGAAATCGCTGAAGGTGTTAATAAGCCATTAGCCGCCAAGATCGGGAAACTTACTAAATTGCGCGATAGTATGAAAGGCGCAGAAAGCAGAGAAGTTGGTCGTCTTTTGGTTCAATTGCGTAAAGGCGAAAGTGACCGAGTAAAAGGTATTCTTGACGGAATGGGCAAGAAAACTCAGTCTGCTGTAGCAAAAATTATGGGCGAAGAATTAGAATCAATCCAAGAATCTAATGTATTTGGTCACTCAGCTAATCACGGTATCAGCGACTCACTACTTGCTGCTGTTAATCGCGTTGTTGTTGGTCAAGACGAGACTCTGGAACCAGAAGTAGAAACTCAAAACGAAATCATCGAGAACGGCGCAGCTGATCTTGCTGAAAACGTTGGTAAGAAAGCATATACAAAGAAAGTTGGTAAGAGTTCTGTTACTGTGTACCAATATCCAGGTAACAAAATGTATGCATTCTTCACTTCTAAAGGTTATGGCGAAACCAACTACGCTATCAAGAAGCTGGATAAGAAAGTTATTGATGCTGCTGTTAAGCACTTTGACGATAACAAAGGTTTGCTTGGTTCTAGCATGGATTCAATTGCTGAGTCGGTTGTTCTTGACGAAGCTAAAAGCGTTAGAGGTAAGGACGGCAAGCAATATAAAATCGACTTAGATATGTCGGGTAAAAGCGTTGCTCTAAAAGTTACCAATCAGTTCGGCGACTTCAAGACTATCACTATGAAGCAAGCTGCTAAACTATTTGAACAAGACGTGTTAGAAGCCCTTGACCCCGTTGGTAAGGCTGACAAAGACATTGATAATGACGGTGACGTTGATGATTCAGACAAGTATCTAGCAAAGCGCCGTAAAGCGATCAGCAAAGCGGTTAAGAAAGACAAGTCTGAGGAAAAAGGTTCTGACGAGAAGAAGAAGACTTCCGAAATTGAGGTCAACCCTAAATTA